GGGGAGCAGTTGTTATTAAAGCATGTATCATCATACAATGATATAGACCGTATCAACATTTCTACAAAATATATGTATGATAGGAAGATTCACTTCAGAGACTGTATCAAACAATATCAGGGTAAACAAAATAGTACTATTTTACCAAAAGTATACGAGTCATTGGAGGACCAATTTGATAACCATCATTTACTGTATGGAGACAAGAATACTCCAAATGAAGAACGCTTTAAGGATATTACTAAAAACCATATTATGTTGTTTCTTAAGGAGTTGGGATACTCTAATCACTATGAAAACGTAAATCTAATTTATTATAATTTTACAAGGAAAAAACCAGATGATATCACCTATTTAGAAGACCAATTACTTGACGACTTTGACTCCCTAACGGATTTGTATGATAAGAAGTTTAAACATATTAATAGGAAAAATTTTATTAATACACAATATGTGTTATATCAGCTTCTTAAACGCCATAAACATAATTGTAACAAAGAAGAATTTATTATCTTGAAAACTATAGATAGGAAGTTCTTCCACGACGAAATTTGTAAGGAACTTTTTGAAGAGTTAGGTTGGAATCATACACCTTTCTACTGAATATTATATTTTTTGATATAATATTTAACCATATTTTAACTGAAGATTTAATACAATGTAGATGTAATCATACTTTGCCATTATATTAGATTTACCTTGTTGTCTGTTCCATGCTTCCCACTTAGATCTTTCTGGTAAATTGAATATCCATGGTGAGGGAGTATAATTATCACCTTCTTCTATTTGTTTTTCTAGACCATAGAGAAGATTCTGTTCATCTTCTGTTAGACCACTTAGTTCAGTTGCTATTGCACGGGAATTTTGAAATCTCATTTCTAATTCAATATCTGGATATTGAACTATCATCTTTTATTAAAAACTTAAATGATATTTTATATAGATATAAATGGAACAACAAGTAAGTTTTGCTATTCATAACACAGACATCGATTATTCCCAATCCCAATCACCCCAGATACCTCTTCCCCCACCATTATCAAATGAACCCCAAGATTCTCTAGGCTCATTATTCACAATAGTTAGTATGGCGAATAATATAGGACCAACCGTGATGTTATCAACACCCGCTATAGAAACACTATTCGTAAATACTACTGAAAATAACGCATATGATATAGAAGAACTATTATCAGAGACACTTAATAACAATTCACAACAACTAGAACGTAATGAGAAAGTAGTTCTAGATATAAATAAGTTAGCATATAGTAGCACTGATAAGACTGAAACTGAATGCCCTATTTGCTGTAGTAATTTTACTGACAGTGAAATTGTATCAATCACAAATTGTAAACATTATTTTCATAGTAATTGTTTGGTAGAATGGGGTCATTATAATACAGCTTGTCCAGTATGTAGAACCGATATACCTATTATAGATAAAAAAGAAAATGACGAGTTAGAATAAAATGCTTGGTAGTAATACAATAATGTTCTGTAAGGATAATGCGTTTGAAATTTTATTAGGATTATGTGTAGCTTTTTTCTTAATTTTTGGACTATATAATAAGATAGTTGGTCAAAGAGGGTCATATTCCAAACAAACATATTTTATAAAACCTAACCAAAAACACATTTCTTCGTTTATTAGACCATCTACAAATGATAATAATCCTCGTAAAGGTGCCCCCAGATATAGTAAAGGGGAAATAGAATGTAGAAGAGTTTTAGAATATTTATTTCCTGGACACAAATTTCCATCTTCCAGACCAGATTTTCTTAGAAATAATGTAACTGGTGGTAATTATAACTTAGAACTTGATTGTTTTAATGAACAGCTCAGGATAGCTGTTGAATATAATGGTATTCAGCATTATAAATTCTCAAACTTTTTCCATAGGAATAAGGATCAATTTGAGAATGGAAAATACAGGGATGAGCTGAAAAAACGTATGTGTAAGGAAAATGGAATCCTATTGATAACAGTTCCTTATGATGTAAAACTAGAGAACATTAAATCTTTTATAGAGACAGAATTACGTAGAAACAATATAAAATTTAGAGGATAAAAGTTAATCCTGCGGCTATTATTAGTAATGTTAGTAAAAATGCCGCTCCGGGATTTTGAGGAGGAGTATTATCATTTTTATTAGTATCTGTTTCTTCTGGGCTCTTAGCTGGGCTCTTAGCTGGGCTCTTAGCTGGGCTCTTAGCTGGCATTGGACCGCTTGCCATTGGACTGGGTGGAGTAGTAGTTTGCATTTTTAGGGTAGCAAGGGTAGAATCAACAATTGATTTTTTATTTTGTGTAAATTCTAATAGAAGTAAACCTAAACCAGCAATACTCATACCAAACCCTGTATATTTAACTAATTTTGCTGTTGGTGTTTTAATTAGTTTCACTCCAACTAATATTAGTATTACGGATAATATCAAGGAATACAACATTCTATTGTTATTATTCATGGTTTATATAATAACAATATTTTTTAAATATAAGTTGTGTTAAACTTTTTTCCTATTTTTCTTACCTTTAGCTTTAGCCCAACCAGGTCTAGTATCTGTTAAAAGTGCTGGAGGAATTCCCTTCTCTCTTTCTTTCTTTTGCTTAGTCTTTTTAGGAGGAGACCGTGTTGAATCAGAATCCGACTCAGAATCTTCCGACTCAGAATCATTTTCTGTATCATCTGATTCTGACTCGGAAGATTCTTCATCACTACCAGCTAAATCTTCAGGGTCAATGTCTTCATCATCAATAAAATCTTCAATCTGACCATAACCAAGCATATCAAAAGCTCTGGTAATCATCTTGTCATTCTTATCCTTTTTCTTGAAACCCAAGTTAATTTTCTCTAGTTTTCCGTCAAATTTTCTATTCCAATTAGTATTTAATTCTAACTTGGTCATTTCTTTGGCAGTTTGTGCGCAAACAAAGTGTTCTAGATCTAAGTCAAATGTGCTCAAATCATCAAGGACATACCAGTCGACCTTTTCTAGTTGGTCTTGGAGGTATTGTAGATTTGTCTCATTACCTTCATAACGAATAAAATAATACCATTGTTCGTTTTCTTCACCGTTGGTCTCTAGGAGAGCAACATATCTACCCTCCATATTATGAGAAGGTTCTGGTTCATCATTAGTCTTATCCTTATCAGTTTCTTCTATAGAAATATCATTAGTTTTAACAATATCATTATTTTCTTCAGTTGAAGTTGTCATTAGGTTTTGTAATGACAACCTGTTTTTTTAAATTATATTAGATTTATTCTTTGTCTTCTATTTGGTCTTCTTCATCTTCTTCATCATCTTCTTCGGTTAATTGTTCTAGTTCAAGGGGATTACTGGCACTTACACTATTTTCATATGGATTATCTGATGTTTTATTCAATAGGAAATCTACAAAGGTAATATCATTAGGCATCATCTTAATTCTACCAGCATGAATCGCCGCAAAATTAGCATGATGTAAAATATCTATTACTACTTGCTCGATAAAGTATTGAACAATAATAAACACATCCTTACTAATTTTAATACTGTCTTCCCCAACATGTTTTACTACACTATCACGGACTAACTTTTGGAATGGAAATTTAGCCAATGTAAGACAGTTAGACGCCTTTTGATACCTTTTAATCTCACGCAAAGCTACCGTCCCTGGTCTAAAACGATGTTTCTTTCGCTCTTCACTCTTCTCTTCTTCTGATTTATTAACTTTATTTGTCTTACGTGGTTTCTTTACAAACAAACTTGGGTGAATGTATGGAACTACGCCACCACCCAAAAATGTGATATTATTTTTTGTGAAAAACTTGTGTAGTTCAGTATCAGTTCTAACTCCCATTTCAAGGTCCCTCACTGAGATACGAATATGTTTCTTGTCCTTAATATATTCTACAGCGTTCTTCAGGACTTCCTCAGTTAAATACTCTAAAGCGATTGCAAGATACAAGGGTGCTGATTCAGTAACCATTAACTTGGAATTTCCAAAACCACGAAGATACTTCTCAGTCAGGGATGGTGGGAAAATAATACCAGCCTTTTCTTGTCTGCTAGACTTCACATTTTCAGCACTATTATATTTTTGAATAGAATTCTCAGAAATAATCATAATATTTTTTGAAAAATCATTAGGTAAAATAATTTTAACAGCATTAGTAACTTCTTTCTCAGACATTGTCTTCTTCTTGGAAATTTGTGTTAGATTTATAGCCGTATCAGCTATTAATTTAGCCAAAGAACTGACAATACTATTCAACTGTTGTTTAGCGTTATTTGTAATACCATTCGTTTCAGATATCTTTTTTATAATTTTCAACATATACGTTTCAAACATACGTGTCTTTTTCTTTCTCATAGCTACCTTAGATGTTGCTGACATAGTCGCTTCCATTGTGTTTAATGCTAAATGGTATTCCTTTTAAGTTGATATATACATAACACTCTATATCAAGTTATATATCAACTTAAAAGAAAATAGTATATACAGACAAATGGATCACATTACTAAACCATCCCTTGTTAGACTCGCAAGAAAAGCAGGTATCAAAAGTATGAGTGATGATTGCTACCCAGAAGTTTATAAACTACTTACTACTAATCTGGACCAAATCATTGCTACCGCCCTCGTTATTAACTCAGAAAATGGAACAAAAACCCTAATGAACAACGATATACACCAAGCCATGAAAGTAAATGGATATATCGTAGCAGAATCAACAGACCTGGGGACTAATACATGCGCTAAGTAATTAACACCTCAATTTAAAGAAGATTATTTATAGTTTAAATAACCTTATGACTGACTACTACGAAAAATATCAGAAAATGAAAGATAAAGCTTCTAAATGGCGCTTATACTCTGAAAAAATAGAAACAGAAAACAAGACTCTGACAGATAAAGTTAAAACATTAGAACAACATATCACAGAGTTAGAAACCACAAATAACACTCATAATAATGACCAATTTAATCATGAACGAGAATTACTAAGAAAAGACTCTGAAATTGATAGACTTAGAGCAGCTCTTGACGATTATAAAGAAAGATACAAAGAAATTCGTGAAGATAATAAGGAATTACGTAAAAATAATAGAAATTAAATTTTATGATGTATTAAAATACTTTAAAAAATTAATATATCATATATAAATAAAAAATGCCTGTTGTATTCTACCATATGAAAGGTTGCGGCTTCTGCCAAAAAGCTAAAGACGAACTCGCTAATGAAATTGCCTCTGGAAAAGTTGTGATCAAAGACTCTAAGGAAGCCCCTACCGGTGTCAGAGGTTTCCCCCACTTCGTCAATGAAGATAACGGTAAATCCGTCACTGGTTTCAAACCAGCTGCTCTACTAATGAAAGAACTCGGTGTTGTAGGTGCGGGCCCAATGCCAGCAACTCGCAGACCAATGCCCAAGCCAATGCCCCGTTCCCCAATGCCCAAGCCAATGCCCAAGCCAATGCCCCGTGGTTCCCCAATGCCAATGCCCCGTGGTGGTTCCCCAATGCCACAAATGGGAGGTATGCCAATGATAATTGCATTTTTCTTCATGCCCGGTTGTGGCCACTGCGAAAAGTGTAAGACTATGCTTTCCAACGAAATTTCCCAAGGACTCGTCCAACTTGTACCCCACACCAAGGCGCCAAAACACGTTCGTGGTTTCCCCCACTTTATTGGACCAAATGGCGCAGAACACTCGGGTGCTCCAAGAACCAAGGAAGAACTTATGGGAAAACTCCTAAACGGCGGCGGTATGCCAATGCCCACCCCCATGCCAATGCCCATGCCCATGCCCATGCCCAACGGTGGTATGCCAATGCCAATGCCCATGCCCGAACAACCCCTCCTAAGAGAAGGTTATGTTAGAGTCCCAAGAGAAAGATACGGGCCCCCACAAAACCAAATGCCACAAGGTGGTATGTTAGGCAATGCCAGAGCCGCTGGTTCTAATCACTACAACCACCCAAGATACCAAAATCATGCCAGAGCCGCAATGCATAGCGTTGGCCACCACCACGGCCACATGTAAATATATAGTTGTAATTTTGAAATTGTAATTTAAAATTATAACTTTATCTAAACAATAAAATCATGTCAAACTTCGCTACAGCAATGAATATGACTCATACATGGAATGGTGCCATTTCTTATGCTTACGCTGACCCATCAGGTCAATGTAATGGACGAATTTCGCTTTTCTTTAAAGCTATTCGTCAACTGAATATCCCTTCACTATACGAGTATTTATGCGAAGCTGCTAATGAAGACTTGGTAGATACTTTTCTACTAACCTTCAATATTCGTGATTGTCGTGGAGGTAAAGGAGAAAGAAACCTTGGTAGAAAAGCACTAACATGGCTTTTCCTTAATCACACAGACAAATTTATGAAAGTTGCCGACCTAATCGCCACATATGGTAGATATGATGACCTAATGTGCCTATGGCCCAAAGTTCTCAACCTAACCGACTACAAAAACATTGATAATATCAACAAAAACTACTGTTGTAATATCACATCACCTGAACAACTCTTTCACATTGAAACTCTACAATGGTCCCTTGTAGATATCATGGGAAAACAACTTCTCCTTGACAAGAAACTCATGCTACAAGGAAAACCAGTCAGTCTATGCGCTAAATGGGCTCCCACCGAAAAAGACAAACTTGACCACGAATTTGGCGTCGTCAGAATGCTTTGCGGAAAAATGAATATCTCCAAGAAAATATACCGCACAGTATTTACCTCACCCCTCAGAAAATACATTGACATCGTAGAACGATACATGTGTAATAAAGAATGGGGTGAAATTGATTTCAACAAGGTTCCATCCTGCGCAATGCTACGCCTAAAGAAAGCCTTTGAACAAAACACCCCAGACACTTTCACTGACTGGAAAGTAAAACTTGACAAGGGTGAGGCAAAAGTCAACGCAAAACAACTTTTCCCACATGAAATCATAGTTAAACTAAAACATGGCACTGATACAGTGATTGAGGCACAGTGGAAAGTCCTAGAAGAGGAAGCTAAAAAACTTGGAACTCTAAGTGATACTCTATGTGTAGTAGATACTTCTGGTTCCATGACAACTTGGGGAATTTATGACAAGAAAATCAAAACCCCAAACTTCACACCATTTGACGTCGCAACAGCATTGGGTCTTCTCATTTCCAATACCGTTCAAGGAACATTTCATAACCATGTTATCACTTTTCACACTTACCCAGCTTTTAAAGTTATGGAAAAAGGAACACTCTACCAACGTTTTCAACAAATCAGAAGTATTCCTTGGGGTGGTTCAACAGATATCCAAGCAACTTTTGAACTTATCCTCAATAAAGCCAAAAACGCCAAGCTATCCCAAGAAGATATGCCAAAACGAATCATCATCATCTCTGATATGCAATTCAACATCGCAGAGGGATACC